GACCTCAGCAATAGCCATAATAGGAACTTCAAAACCATTCTTATCAATAAATGTTAATTTCTTAACATCTTCATCTGTACATTTATCATCATTAAAGATATTAATCACATCTTTGAGTAAGTCCATATTATATTCCATAAAGACTTTTGTCTGACTACCCCACTTCTGATTAACTAAATCAAATATCTCTTCTTTAGTTACACCATATTCATACATTTTATGTGGATTTAATCTAATATAAGTAACAAAACGACCAGGTACTTGATACCAGTAAACTCTCATTGGCTTATAGTTATTCTTCATTGGATCACCCTCAGGTCTTTCAGCATCAGTTAATAACCTATGGAATAGGTTCATACCATTTGGAGTAGAAGTGATGATAATCTTTGAATTTTGAACAGCAGCAGTTGTCGGAAAAGCAGCAGTATAGTATGGTTCAATAATATTTGAAGGAATGTGAGCAAACTCATCTAAGTAAAGTACGTCAATAGTAAAACCGATTGCTGGAGTCTTTGTTCTAGCTGATGTTTTAATTCTACAACCATTCTCAAATGTTAACGACTTCTGATTCCAAGTTTTAATACCTGGTTTTAAGAAAAATGGTAGTAAAGAGTAAATAGATTTGATTTTATCAACAATCTCAACAGCCGTATCGCCTTTGTTAGCAACAATCATTATATTCTTATCATTATCAAATAATATCTTGTGTAACATGAAAATAGAAGATGAGATTGTTTTACCAACCTGACGAGATGCCATTAAGATACTAAATCTATTATTAACAAAACTATCAAGCATCTCTTTTTGGTAATCTCTTAACTTAATAGAGCCAATAGAACCATCTTCTCGTTTTACTTTACAATATTTTTCCACAAAATAATGAACATCTAAGGCACATCTAACATACTCTTGTTGTTCATCAGCAGTCATCCTAAATGAAACACCGGCTCTTCTCAAGCCTACTTCACTCTTTAACCAAGGATTTTGATATCGTTTAACGACTATACCATCATTAATCTTATCAGTTGCCTCTTCTACTAGTTTGGTTGTAAAAACCATTTGTCTTTCTTGTTGTGGAGCAAATGCCATATTTTAGGAAAAGATATTTTTTAATATATATTGTAAAAAACCGCCTTCTATGTCAAAAACAGAGAACGAAAGAAATAGAATCAAAGATGAATTCGATGAAATCCAATCGGAAAGTGGCGAATTTGATATAAGTAAACACCTTGCTAGACCTGAGGATTTACCAGATTTAGGTGAAATAGAAATATATGATTATGATTCAGACATGACAGTTGCTAGCCAACAGTCTATGGAAGTATTAGAATCACTTATTGATTTATATTTAAGTGATGTACCTCAATTAAAAGAACATCCTTATATAAGAAATAAAATGAGAGAAGATGCTAAAGTTTATGCTGAAACAATCTTCTTATCAAAAATGACTAGAAAGAACTTCTTATCACAGTTAAGACAAGTTGATAATGGAGATAATTCTGCTAGAATGCATGAAGTTGTCAATCAAACAATTGGTCAAATTAGAGAAAACTCTAAATTCTCATCCACACAAAGAACTGAACTTGAGAAATTTTATAAAGGACTAAGAAAAGATTTAGGTCTTAATGAAATTGAGAATCCAGAAGTTATTAAAGCTCAAAATATAGCAGCTGAAGAATCGGCTGGTGAGTCAATAGGTGGTGGAGAAATAATGGATAATAGAAAGCTTAATGATTTAATTAAGAATGCTATGATTAGTAAAGAGAAAGATAAATAATTATCTCCATTTAAAACTTTCAAACACTGTTATTAAATTACTAAATTGGATATCTACTTTTGTAGTTACAAATCTATTTACTTTATTACCAGTTATTAAATTAACATATAATGTGTATTTTTTAGATTTCAAATCTTCTTTAATAATTTCTTTTAATTTATTATCAGTGTTTGATAACAAAACAGTTAAAAGTTTATTAGATTCTTTTGCTAGTTTAATAACATTTTCTTCATCATCATAGAAGAATAATTCATCATATTGACCTAACTTTTCTTCAGTAAACTTATCACCTTCAGTTTTAAGACCAACTATATGTTGTAATAATAATCTAACTTTCTTATGAGAAATATCATCAGATACTTTATTATAGAATGTTTCTGATATAAAATAGAACTTTTTAATAATTAGACCATTTTCTTTTAATTTATCTTCTATTTTAGATATCATTAACTCATAGTTTCTCTTAGTATTCTTTGAGCATATTACATAAATATCATCATCTGTATTTTTCAAATGTAAAATATTTTCTAAATTAATATCATAATCTAAATTTTCAATTAATTCTTTATTCATAAACTCTTGTAAAGAAAAAGCTAAATTAGAAATATCGGCTCTGTGATTTTTAGCTTTAATTTTTATCTTCTCAAATAAATCTGTTGGTAACCAATAAGTGTGTCCACTAAAATTTATAGAGTTTCCTTGGCTTTTATAAATACCTTTTTTAATTAAATTAAAATCACTTTGTGATATTTTCATAATAGGTATATTTGGAATAGTCTTATCCACTAACCAAACTTTATTATCAGTTGTCAATATTGTATCTAAGTCAAAAAAGTGTGCTTTCATTATAATTTATAATTTGTTACTTTATATTTAAGTTGATGAGGCATGCCATCAAATCTACTACCTTCATATTCTTTATCTTTCCACTCAACACCACCACTTAGTTCACTATCAAAGCTTCTACACTTTGGACATTGACTTGGTGGAGTTTTTTGAACTTCACTTAAAACATCATTTATTTTAGATGTTCTGATATCACTTTTTACTTCTACCATATCTGACTCTGTATAATAGAAATGTCCTTTACACCAAGGATTTCTACAAACTGTTTTCATTTGTTCCATAAAGTATATATTAAATAAAAAATCCCATCATTTCTGACAGGATTTCTTAAATATATATTTTTCTATTTTTTATACTCTTACCATATTTTTACTTATTGCGAAATTATATAGTGTTGGTAGATTTAGGTATTTCATAAATGCGTTTCTTACGTCTAATAATGTTTTTGATTTTTTAACTAAATTTACTATAAGAAAACCAAACTCTTCTTGAAACTCTAAGTAACAATCACACCAAGGTCTATTATAATGGTCTAATGTGTTCCATTCTTTATATCCACCAGATAACCAGTATAGTGATTTTTCTGGGGTTATGTTTTCATATATCATTTTTTTATCAATTGTCGTGTTCCAAATAGGGTCGTTCCAGTCAATTTTTCTCATTAGAATTGAAACTGCTTCAGCTACGTCTGATGTCATTTCTGGTCCGATTTCAAAGAAGTAATCATTTCCTTCTTTAGTAACCCTTAACTCTCTTTGATTCAAAATTTCCTTCTCTTGTTGTTTTTCAAGAGTAATTCTTTTTCTCTTCATAGTAATCATGTTAATTTTTTATATCTGTGTAAGATTAATACCACTGCGCCATTTACCACCGAAATTGCCGTTTTCCCATATACCATTTTCCCAGTTTCCATAGAAGCTACCATCTTTAAAAATACCATAGTACCAATCTCCTGTGTAGAAACTGCCATTTTTCCATATAAGTGTGTTGTTTTTTATTTCTAACTGAGCGTTCTCAATCTCTGAGTCAATAAGCCAGTAGAATTTCTCTTTAACGAGAATATCGTTGATTTCATTAGCACTTGTGTAAGTCTTACCACGATAATTTAGTTCTGAATATCTCATAATAAAATATGAATTTGTATGTCTTATATATTCTAATTTTTTATTATCAAATCGACAATCGTGGATTTTATTAAAATTTCAAAGGTGGGTAAAAAAAAATATATTTTAAAATAAAAAAACCGGACATATGCCCGGTTTTTTAAGAATATGTAAAAAAATGATTTTTTTTATTTACTAAGGCTATTCAAAAAGTCTAATTCTGCTTTAGTCAAAGACTTCATACCAGTAGCACTGATTTTTTCTAAGATAGTGTCTACATCTAAAACTACATCGAATTCAGCAATTAAATCTTCGATGAAAACATTAGAAACTTCTACAGTGTTATCAACTTTAGTATCAACAACTTTAGTAGCTTTTGGCATTTTTGGAGTTTTGATAGGAGTGATTTTTAACAAAGCATCTTTTTCTCTCTTTGTGATTGGACAAAAAATAGAGTTTACAGTTGTATCACCTACACTATTAACAAAAGCAATAACATAGTCACCACCAGCCTCAACCCATATTTTAGGTGATGTGCCTTTTACAGTAACTAAAGCATTAAAGTCTAACTTGTAAACTTCAGAGATAGCTTTCAATTGTTGATCGTTGTGAGACTTTAAGCTGATACAGATTACTTTGTTGATGTCGAATTTCATATTATTTTCTTTTAGTGGTTATTTTGTTATACAAATATAAGGATAATTAGTGAATTTACAAATTTTATTTATTATTTTTTTGCTTCATCATTTGTTTTAATCACTTATCTTAAACAAAGATAAGCATAATTATTCATTTTAACTAATTTTCAATAAAAGTTTTTTAATATATATGTTGAAAAAATTACATTAATTTATGAAGTATCTTAGTAATAGAGATGAGTTCCTTAAAAGAAGCATAAACAAAATAGACGAATATAAATCTTACGAGGGTTTAGTTAAAATAAATGAAGACGTCGAAAATAGTGGTCCATTTGCCAATGATATTCCTTGGAATGACTCATTACTTGGTAGACTAATAAACTCTACTATTAGAAAAGCTAAGATAGGTGCTAACTTAGTTAGAATAAAAGCTGTTAACAGAAGATTAAAAGATGCTTTTGATGACTTATTAGGAAAGTCAGCAGTATCAGGTTTATCAAAAGAAGAAAAGGCAGAATTTAACAAAGTTCTTATATTCTCATTTTTAGAAAATCTTAAAAATTCTATAGAGAAAGAAGATAATGTAGGTGAAATAAAAAGACTTACAGATGAGGCTATTAAAAACATAGAAGATGTAGTTGAGAATACACCAGCTGAAGAATTATCAATGGATAAAGATAATCTTCTTAATTTAATAAATCAGTTAAAGGAGTTTAGAAAGTTTTTGGATCAATTCAAAGATGATGAAGGCGGTGCTGAAAGTGGTGCTGAAGAAGATACTGATGAGTTAGAAAGTGAAGATACAGAAGGTAAAGAAGGTGAAGGCGCTGAAGATACAGAAGGTTCTAAATCATCAGAAGCTATTTACCCTACTATGATCAAAACACTTAAATCACTATCTTATATATTAACACATTACAAAGAAGTTAAATTAATGGATGTTAAAAAAGATACAACTACATCTACAACCAAATTCACATATACCACTGTAGCTGGAGATACTGTTGAAAAAATACAAAAAAATACAAAAGCTAATCCAAAAAAATTAGCATTAACTGATATTAGAACTAAAAACACTCAAATTTTGGCAAAATATCCAAAAGATAATCAAACAATGCCTGCTGGGTTAGTTCTTGTAATGGAGAGTTATATTCTAGCCGAAGCCTTAGGTGATGGTGCTAGCCCAGATAGAGCAAATGTAAAAGGTGGAGAAGATCATTTAACTCAGGCTTTTACTAAATTAAAAAAGACTATTGAAGTATTAGAATCCCCAAAAGATAAAGGTATTGGTGTAGATGTTAAATTCTTAAATGATATAACATCAAAATCACTGGATTCTAAAAACAAAGAAGTTATTAAATCTCTTTTTACAGAAATCAACAGATATTTAGTTGGTGATAAAAAAGAAACATTAAATGCTTCTACTACTCCTTTATATAAAGAAAGTATGGAAATAATCTCAGATAAAAACAAAAAAATTGTTGTAGCTGAGAAAATAGCAAGATTTGCTAAAACTGCTTTACAATTTGACAAAGAAGGATTATACGGTGGTTTAGGAGAAACAGGTAAAGGTTTACAAACATTTGTAGAAGGTATCAAGTCAATAATGACTGTAAAACCATCAGAACAAAAGGCAGAAGTACCAACAACTGAAACTAAATTCAAAGTTGGTGATGTTGTTAAATGGAAAAATAAAGAAGGTAAAGAAATATCTAAAAAGATTGAAAAAGTAAAAGATGGTTCTTACTTCTTCACAACAAGTGATGGTAAAGAATATTCTAAAAAAGAATCTGAATTAACAAAAGAGTCTATTATTAACAGATATAACAAATTTTTATCATATATAAAAGAAGCTGAAGAGACTCAAGGTGAAGTTTCGGATCCAGTTAATATGACAACATCTCAAAAGATTAAAGATTGGTGGGATAAAAAAGTTGATATTAAAGAGTTTGTACTAACTAGATCACAATCTGAAAAAATCAGAATTTCTATTGAAAAAGCTGAAAAGAGAGATGCTGTTACAATAACTGGACTTGATCCAATTATTGAAATAATAAAAGTATTTAACCGCGCTTATAAGCTACACACAACTCAAGTTATTTCAACTGGAAGAAGTGGTGGTAAAGTTTCTAACAAAACATTTATGGAATACACATCATTTGGTGGTGGTTCTCCCGATAGCGCAGGTGCTAGTGGTGGACCATATAGAAATAACGTGATATTTAATCAATGGGAAAATGCTGTACAGAATATAATTAAAGATACAAAATATCAAAAGATATTTAGAGAAGAAACTATTCTTAAAACATCCGAAGGAAATGATATAAAGGAAGCTGGTAAAAATCTTTTAAGATTTATGAATGATATGCTTGATGGTGATACTTTATATAAAAGCAAAAGTGGTGATTCTACTCAAGGTAAACAAGCTGAATTTATCGAAAAATACTTTGGACCTACAGACGCGGATAAAAAGAAACTTGAAAAAGGTGGACTTACAATGGGCGGAGAAAAAGAAGCTGAGGAAATAAACGGAGTAGCAGACAGTATGCCTAAAGAAAAAAATCTTGACTTCACTGATAAACTTTTAAAATTTGAAAGTAATGATGAATTAGAAGGAACCTTCTTTGCTGCTAAAACTATGTTAAATGGTGAGTCTAGACAAATATACTTCTATGTACAAGGAATAGAATCAGAATATGCTTATGTTAGTTACTGTGGATCAATGGGATTCTTTAAGAAATATATTATAGAGTCAGGAAATACAATTAAAATGGAAAAGAATAAACTAGAATATTCTATAAAAACTGACTTAGTAGAAGATAATAACAAACAATTCATAATAAAAGGATTCAGAATGAAAGTAGTTTCTCTTATCAACAAAGAAGGTAAATTCCTTTTAAGTGGTAGTCACTCTATTAAGTTTATACAATCATTTGATGGTTCTAAAAACAATCCATCTACAAAATCTGTATTAGGTGGAAAAGAAGATGAGATAAACTTTCAGTCTTTCTTTACTTTACAAGAGAAGTTAAAAGATGACAAAGGACAAGAAGTATTCTCAAGATTTAAATTAAAAAATCCATCAAATTCAATAAGAGTCAACGGTGGATTTACAAATATTATTAGTGCTAATGACATTAAAAATACGTCAATAATTAAGAAATAATGAGAAACTTAAAATCATATAGAATCTTTTTAGAAGAAGCTGAATTTGATGTTAATATAACAGACCAACCAGATATTAAAATGGCTAAAGAAAAGTTGACAACTCTTAAAAATCAACTTACTGAATATAAAACAAAGAAGCCTCTAATAGACACCGCATATCTAACAATCAAAATAGATGCTGACTTACAAAAGAAAATAGAATCGATTGTTTGTAAAATAGATGCCTTACCAGGTCAGGATAGAAATCCTTTCTTAGTTGAGTATCTACACATTGCTAGTTTAACAAGAAAAGTTAATAATATTCAAAAAGATATTGCGAATGATAAGGTTAAAAAAGATGATTTTAGTGAAGAATTAAAATTATCTAAGGATGACTCTACAAAGCAAGCCGTTACTGGCAAAATAACTGATATAACTAATAGAATATCAACAAATGCTGCTTCTATAGCATCGTTAACCAAAGAAATATCTGATGCCCAATCATCATTAAATAAAAAAATGCTCGATGTAGAGAAGAATATGATGGATAATATAAAGAAAATCTCAAAAGAGAAGTGAAAATAGAAAAAATATCATTTTTTACATTTTATATATACTCTATAACATAAAAAAAAATATTAAAAATATGGCAATTCAAATTGGAAAATACAAAAGACCAGGAATCTTCATAGAAGAGTTTGACAATTCAATCATTACAACTCCAGTGGTTGAGGGTATTACTAATATGGTTATTGGTGTTTCAAAAAAGGGACCAGTAAATACACCTATTAGACTTACTACAGTCAATGACTTAGAGTCTATCTTTGGTCAACTTGATAGAGGATTAGAAAGAAAAGGTTCATTTTTCCACAGAACTATTCAAAAAATGTTGGAATCAGCTCCAGTATTCGCTATCAATCTTTTAAGCACAGATGATACATTAGATACTATTGAGTATAAATCATTATCATCATCATCTGGTTATATTAATGATATCGAAAGAAATGGAGCTTATAGAAGATTCTTCGATACAACAGGTTTCTGGAAAAGAGATACTGAGTCTTTCATTAATTTAACTAAACCAAATACTGGTTATACTGAAAGAGCTTTTAGTATTACTAACCTTTCTGACAGATTCGTTACTGTATTTGTTGTGAAAAGTGCTAGAACTGGTTTTGATAGAACTTTAATCGAATGGTATGGTTCTCAAGAAAAACTTCCGCCATATGTTAACGCTAACGATTACGCATCTGACTATTTAGTAGATGTTATTGTTGTAGGTGGTGACTGGTCTGACTACCAAAACTTGGCTATTGATAATAGATGGAGTGCTTACTTCAATGCGGCTGGTCTTGTTAAGAGTCAAATTAGAAACTTTGCTAATGATAGAAATGTTACTTTATTAGCTTATTACGAAGGATTGTCCTTAATTCCATATTTTAGAGATGCCAATGGTACTAATATTTTTATTGAAACTACAATTAACAGAGATACAGATAAAACTGGAGTATTCTGTGCTTTCAACTCAGATTTAGTTGAAACAGATTACTACAACGGTCTTTTAGACTTAGTTGGACAAACAGTTGCTGGTGTGAATGAAACTGAAATAGAATTCTTATCTTATAAAGAAACTATCGCTGAATCAATTGAAATCACAGCAGTACCTTTAGACTTACCTGGTAACGTAACTGCCTTATTAGGTGGTGTATTTACAGGAAATGGTTATATTAACCAAGATCCTCACGCATTTGGTTTAGTTCCAACTGAAACAGGTGTTATTAATAATGGTGATAACAGAACTGCTTGGTTTGGTGAAGGATTTGTTTATGATGTAACTAAAGATACTTTAACATCATCATCTGCTTCTATCGCATTAACTTACACAGCTACTGCTGACGCTTTCGCTGTAATTGGCGATACAATGGTTCCAGTAACCGGAAATACATTAACAATTAGTGCTAGTGATTATAGTGCTTCATATGGTACATTATCATTTGTATCAGCTTATGTTTTAGACTCAACAGGTTCATTATCTGTAGTATCTAACACAACTGGTGTTGCTTATGGCTCAACACCTACAAAACCTACAGTATCAGCAAGTGATATCGTATTAGGTTATGTAGAATTTGATATGGCTAATGGTGATATCGCAGCACCAACAGTAACAGTTACTGATGTAAATATTGACACAGTTGGTTTCATAGACTTTAGTTTTGGTACTAGTGCTTCTGATGATTATCACATCGCAACTCAAAGTACTCCAGATTCTGGTGTAATTAAAGTTACATTTGAAAATACAAATACTGTACCTTCTGTAGCAAATTACGCACAATACAGAAGATTCAAATTATTCAATAGATTAGTTGATTTAATTGACTCTGCTAATAAAAATAAAATGACTTTATGTTTAGGACCTAATCATGCGTTCGATAAAGTTAGTTTATCTACTATAACAATTACAAATATTGTTAGCTCATCAACATCTAATAAATCATTTATCTTAAATACTGGTTTAACTGATGCTCAATTAAGTGATATTCTTGATGGTTACTTTGTAATCTACACAGTAGATAATGAATTTTTACTTGGCTCAGATAAAGTATCCACAACTTCAAATGTTTGGTCTATGACTGATGGTGTTGTTGCTAGATACTCTAAATTTTATTCTAATTTTTATGACGGTATTATTATAT